CTTGGCCCCTGCGATACTCTGCTTGGACAGCGGCTCCAAAAGCACCCGCCTCTAATGCCGCATCACGGATCGTTTGCATATCTCTCATGTGCCGATCAAAACTTGTGCCGTATTTTTGTGAAAGCTCCGCACGATACGACTGAATAGCAGCAACAACATGAGGAGCAAGTTCAGGGTTGGTTAACTTCCAAGCCGTGGTTTTCGCTGCTTTGGGCGAGAACCCTGCTCGTATAGCCGCTTCTTTCATCGTTATCTTACCGTCATTGGCTACAAGTTCTTGGACAAATTTCCACTCACGGTCTTTTAATTTCTTATGGGTCTTCATTCCCCCTACGTTGGTCTTTAACCTTTTTTGAAGTTTATTTGGCAAGACAGGAGGAACTTTAAACACGTCTTTTAATGCCATTCGATACACCTTTCGTAAAAATTTGCTAAAAATTTTTCGCCAAACCCTTTATTTAAACAAAGGGGGGCTCTTTTCTGAACAATATTAACTCATTTTTGTTTAGTTGGTAACTATTTGAGTGAAATCGAGCTAAAGCAAGCGATAGCTCGGCATGGGGTCATAGCTGAATTTTCCTTGAAAAAATAAGTTTGAATCTAGCAGAATTCTACAGGGACTCAAGCCCGTTACTCGCTGCCGGTTGCCGGTTGCCGGTTGCCGGTTGCCGGTTGCCGGTTGCCGGTTGCCGGTTGCCGTTGAGTAGCTGACGTTGAGTAGCTGACGTTGAGTAGCTGACGTTGAGTAGCTGACGTTGAGTAGCTGACGTTGAGTAGCTGACGTTGGATCGTGGGCCGTTTATCCTGGAATATTCCAGGATAAACCAGGAATCAAGAACCAAGAAACTTGCACCAGTTCATAAATTAATTTTGATTTATGTGGTTTTTTCGATACGCTATCAATTTTTACGGGATCAGGGAGGAAGGATAACGGCCCGTTTTAGTTTTAAGTTTCCATAAAAAAAGGGCCCGTAAGGGCCCTTTTAATGAGATTTAAATAAGTCAAAGAGCC